CTATCGCAACTTCGTAATCTCTGTTACTGTGCAAGCTCTTAAATGATTCAAGCTTAGAATAAGACGCAGTTGATCCATTATCTTGGAAGTACTCGTACACAACATTTGAAGGGTCTGACTCTTCATAATACTTTGCAGCTAATAATTGTATATAGAAGTATGTATCAGTAATACTGTCCTGACTTATCTTAAATGCTTCATTTAAAGAATCTATTCCAGTTCCAGCCTTATCCCATCCAGCCTTAGGTTCTATGTAGCAGTTAAAGTCATCTGTAAGAGATAGTCCATCTGCACAATCTGCTATTGGCAGTGTAGGTTGTGTTGTTATAGTATTTATAAAAGCGTCTGATGTAATAAGTTCATTAACGCTTGCGTAGTCTTGAGGCAAAACAAATGAAATACCTCCATTAAATAAATTTAAAGGTGAAGTATAGCTTGAGTCATCTCCTTCAAATGAGTTATGATCTATAAATATAGACAAACCTATCCTAGCTCCTTCTGTTAATTCACATCCTGTTAGATCAAACTTTATCTTTGAATTTGTTATAGGTCTAACAACACCTTCTATTAAATAATTACTAGAAAACAACGAAACTGGAATCTCTCTAAACCCAATTTTTTCTGAAACTTTTGTAAGTTTATAGTCAATTGTTGTGTCGATGTCGTATCCGTCTACGTAGTTACCGTAAAATATTCGGTTACCCATGGTAGTCTGAGTCTTGGCAAGTCTTGGTACGTTGTCGAATAATCTTAGGAGCTCGCTCTCGGTAAGGGCAGTGTATATCTTTTGGTTTGTAAAGTTTATACTCTCAATGTCATTATCTAACCATCCCTGGTCGTGCTTGTCGTACTTATCTATTACGTTTACAATGTTTGAGTCAGACAACTTAAAACACAAGTCAATACCGACAACGTTGCTAGGACCAGTGTTAAAACTTACGTTGACACTGTTGTATGAATTAAACATTCCGCTGTTCTCAAAAGTCTCGTAGTTTATACCAAACTCACCAGGTGTGAACGCAATGTCGCTGAACTGAGACAAAGCACTGTACTCACCGTCCTTGTACTTGTACCTATAGGCAAAAGATATGAACTTATCGTCCATAAAGTTTTGACCACCAGACTTCTCAAACATTGATAGCGTTGGTGAGTTTATTGGAGGAGCAACGATAACATTTATGTCGTCCTCTGTTATCTGATCTACACCAGCTATAGGATTTGCGTAGTTTGAATTTATATTTATTCTTCTTGGTGGATTGTAATTATCAGTCCAAAATAAAAGATCATCTATAAGATTTATACCATTTATTAAGTACGTCTGATTAAAGTTAAGTACAGAAGTAGATATGACATGGTACACAAGTACGTTATTACTTGTGTTAAAAGATAGAACAAGATCTACTCCTCTACCTGGATCGCAAACGAACCAGTATATAGTCTCTGTTCCTCCATCCTCGTACACTCCAATACACTTAGCTTCATTAGAAAGAGGTATGTTGTCATACATTAGAGAGGTCAACTTTACGTTCCCCTTTGTGTTCTCTACTGCACCGATACTATTGTTCTCAGTAGATCCCATCCTAATGTTAAGCGCATCTACGTATTGACCAGATGGAAGTATTCTCTCATCATAGTCCTTGTTCATCTTCCCAGCTATAAAGTTTTGACTAGCAGTGTTTGCCATACTATTTAATCCATTTGTCTCGGCCCCTCATGTTCATCAAGAGTCTACCTGGGTGAATATTACTCAATCTTATCTTTGCGTTTCTTAGAAGGGCTGTCTTGTCCTTCTTGGCTCTCTGTACAACGTACTCTTGTATGTTTACCTTTCCATTTAGTATAGCGTACTTGATGTATGCGTACATGAACTCCTCGATTAGTTTATTCACCGTGATCAAAGAGTCGTCTCCGTTCTCCATACCATCAGATATGTACTCAAGTATACACAGCTCGTTAGCCATACCAGAGCTAAAGTTTATAACCCCAGACTTCTTGTCTATTCTGTACGTAGGGTTTGTGTTTGCAGTCTCCGTGTTTAGACCAAACCTCGCACCGATGTTATACTCGAAGTACCATGAGTCGTTGTAGCAGTAACCCTCAGATCCACTGAACGGTCCACTGCCGAGGTACATAGTCTTCTGCTTGTCCGTTATCCTGTCATAATCAATGATAGAGGTCCCCTCAAGTACATTTCCATCCTGATCAAATAGTACACGACAGTTATTGTCTTGAAGGTAACTGTTACTATAATTCGTCTGAATATTTTCTGTAAGCGGTCTAAGAACTCCATCCTTGTACAAAGAGATTCTGACATAGTTAACGTAGTTGTTTGGTAGGACAAATTTTAAGTCGTCGCATATACTGAACTCAAGTACCTTAATCTCCTTAAGCGCGTCGTAGTTTATCTCCTGAATTGCTCTCTTTGCGTAAAACAGAACGTCGTACACGTTGACGTTATTTATAAGCTTGTCGTTCCCGACGTACATCAACATAAAGTTATTCACTATGTCCTGTAGAGAGACGTACTGGTACGATCCCCAGTTCTCAGACTCGTTAGTCGCTCCTGAGTTCTCGTAGTATTGGTATCCTGTTAAGTATGCCATTATCCTTCTTGTTGTTTATTTTTCATTTCCTCTTGGTTCCCGAACGTGTATAGGTCACCCTCTCTTATAGACATACCCGCGTACTGTAGTATCTTAGCCACCAAAAGAGGCTCGTCAGTGTATGGAAGCTCAAAGTCTTGGTAGTCAGTTGCGTTCTGAAAAAACACAGGCTCTCCTCCAGACAAAGATATGTATGTCCACTTAGGATCAGCTGGTACCCTGATGTACTGAGCCTTTATGTTTGTCTGTATCGTGCTTGGGTACACCGTTATACTATCACCCTCAAGCGTGTACGAAGGGTAAAGCACAGAAGGTGACGTCAGGTTAGATGACAGAAGGTTCAATACCTTGTTCTGAGAAACCTTTCCTACCTCCTTTGTGTTGTTGTATCGTATCGTATTTAGGTAGTAATAGTCGCTAGGAAGAGCGAACTCACCTGCGGAATACGTAAGTGCAACCGTACTAGAGAAAGTCTCTATTACCTCCTCTAAGTTCTTAACGATATTTGCGTAAGAACTATTTGAAGCTCTATTGTTTTGTCTAATTATCCAGTTGTTGTACTGGTAGAAGTAATCCTCAAATATATCTAACTGAGCCTGTTTAGCGTACAAGTTGAAGTCCTCAGGTGTAATATACCCAAAGTTATTCTTGTTAGCCACAGACATTACGGTAGATCTCACCGAATTTATCATGCTCAAAAACTTTTTACAAAGATAGCAAAAAAAAAGCACTCCGTTCAGAAGTGCTTCTTGTTCACGTTTTCGTGAACGTTCAAATATAATGAACGCTACTGCAACTTATTCTCTAACAGTCGAAGTACCTCGATACCCTCGTCCGTCTGTAGATAAGATGCCAATATGTAGTTACTGTCCTCTCCATAAGGAACGGTCAATAATTTTTTCTTATTTTGTGGGAGATTGAAGTAGATATCTCTACCCTTGTTCTTCAGTCTCAACAAATCATTCTCGAAGAACTTAGCGCAGGTATTCTGCAACTGAAGCATAGGATCGTTCAACATCTCTAAGAACGTGATAGGATTCTTCTTGGCGTACACCAAGACATCTCTCTTAAGTTCAGATGTAGACATTCTATCGATCTTAGATCCAAGCAATACCCTGGCCACAGACTCAAGCATATCTAAGCTTAAATCCCTTGCTGTGATCTGTGCATCTAACTCATTTGATAGTCTATCAACCTCAGACGTTGCGTCCTTTTCAATGTTTACCTCCTCGAAAACATTCCCATTATCTGGGTGTAACGATAAGAACTCCTGAAGTACAGGATTATTCTGAGGAACAGAAAGAGCACCATCTGTAAATACTATTGGTTCTAAAATAAAGTTTCCGTCCTGCTCATCCTCGAAGGGTGATTTCTGGTTTCTTGCGTATCTTAACGCTCTGTTTGTCTTTCCGTCAAAGTAGAATAACGGGTAACGACTTGAATTTCTTGAAGCCAACATAAAGGATAGTGGCTTACTCTTACTCTTTAGGACATAGATCTTGTCCGTTGGTGTAGCATTTGCTTTCATTTGATATGATTTAAAATTTATTTATAAAAAAAATATACAGAGCCTCACTGATGAGGCTCTGTGATATTTCAACTATTCTTATCCTTTGAAGATGAAGAAGTTATTAGCACCTAAAGTACATAAAGCTCTCTCTGATAAGAAGTGAACTTCCATAGCATCTAAGCTAGAGTTAGAAGCACCACCAGCAGAACCAGTAATCCAAGTTTTGTAACGTCTGTCTTCAGTCTCAGATGCACGGTAACGAACGTGTAAGAACGGACGTTTAGCGTTTTTACCTAAAACTTGATCGTAAACTGTAGTAGATCCAGCAGGAACTAACACACCATTGATAGCACCACCAACGATTCCACCACGTAAAGCAGCGTCGTTTAAGTACTTCCAGTCAGTCTTGTAGAAATCATAACCTCTACGGAATCCTGAGAAACCTAAGTTCAAGGCCATGTCCTTGTCGTTATCAAACAAACCGTATGATGTACCATTAGCTCCGTAAGAGTTTTGTGATGCCAACATATCGTCGATGTCGAAAGAGAACTGACGGTTGATGAACAATACGTTCTCGTCGATAGCTCCTTGTTTGTCTAAACGTTGGATGATAGCGTCGAAGTCAGCCAATGTAGTTGGGTTACCACCAGACCAAACGTTACCACGGTTGTTAACAACGTAGAATAAACCTTCAGATCCTTTGTTTCCAACTTCTCCAGTAGTAGCAATAGCTCCAGAACCAGCCTCAGCAGGTACAGCCTCGATCATTGCCATCTCCAAGTAGTCCTCGAAACGCAAACGAGTCTCGTGCTCTGACTTGATGTACCATAAGAAACCTGTAGCACCATTCTCGGTAGTAACCTCAATCCATCCGATCTGAGCCATATCTGATCCAGATACTGCGTACTTGTCTTTGATGATGATTGGGCTGTTCTCGAAGATAGCGTCATCAGCTTCTAAAGATTCTTCCATTCCAGATGTTCCTTTTCTGAACTCAGAACCGTAAACGAATGCTGTAACAGCAGCTCCTAAAGCAAATGATTGACCACCAGCCTCGTAGTAAGCTACGTCGAATGTACCAGCAGTGTAGTCAACAGATGTAATGATAGCCTTGTTTGACAAAGCAGCATTAGCGTTAGATGACAACATAACTGTCTGTCCAACTCGGAAAGCGATACCGCCATTTCCAGGAACCAATGTGTCGTTAACAGTGATTGTAGCTGTATCTGAATTAACAGCATCTCCACTCTCGCAGTCTACATACTTAGTATGCAAACGTCCTTGCTCTGCCCATTTGATAAGGTCAGAGTTAGATGGCATCTCTGCTCCAACTGCTCTTAAGAAAGATGCAACTGAACGGTTACCATAACGCTCAAACTCTTTCTCGTAAGTATCAGGAAGATACTGATTCAAGAAATCAAAGTTTGTAATGTAATTTGTTGATAAGGTTTTCTTCTCAGCAGATGGCTGTAAGTCAAAACCTGGTGTACTTAAAACTCCCATTTTGTTTTTGTTTTTTTAATTGTTATTTTTTATTACTTCTAATCTTTAGTCCGCGACCACTATCGTTGTCAACCGCCACTGCTCTAAAACCAGAGTTGCTGATAGACTGAGGAGCATTTCGAACCTCCATGTCTATGTTCTTAATTTTCCTGTCGTTGTCCAACAGAGCATCGGACTTGCCTTGCTCGTAGAAGAATTTTGCAATCTTGTCTGGATTCATTGCCGTAGCTAAAGACTTGTGGTAACCCACTGGATCAGAGATCAAACCGTCGCTATCTAAGAACTTCATTATGAAGTTATTTACATTCGACTGGTTCTTCTTCATCTCGCTTGGATTATCTGGCAAGAACGTATACTTCTTATCACCAACCTCGAAATCAAAACCTTTGAAATCATTGGTAAAAAGTTCATCCGTCTTCTTCTGAAAGTATTCAGATTTTTTTAAAGCCTCTTCCTGATACGAATGCGAATCTTGAACATATTTCTTGTAGGCATTGTACTGCTCAACCTCCTGCTCGTTGACTAGACCTCCTTTTGACTCAAGAGGAGTTCTGTACGTCTCTTTCATTTGATCGAAATATTTCTTTGCCTTAGCAAGCTCTTTCTTCTTGGCTAGTTCCTTCTTCTTGATTTCCTTTGCGTCATCAAAGTCCTCGTCGTAGGAAAACTTGTCCTCCATCATGTATGCGATGTCGTCCTTGTCTAGATCCTCCTCTGTCAACGAGTAGTACTCAGCCAATAAGGTATCTGGCTCCATGTCATCGAAGTTCTTGTTTAACTTAACAAAATCCTCGATACCTCTACCAGTCTCCTTCTTGAATTTGAAGTATGCCGAAACATCTTCTGGAAGCTCCTCTCTATCTTCTCTTGCCTGAAACAAGTCCTCGATAGAGTTCACCTCCTTATTATACCGTGTCTTAATATATGAAAGAACGTCTTCATCACCTAGTGATGTCTCCTTTGGATACTCAGGCTCTACCTCAATCTCTTGCTGTAGCGACTGAGCCTCATCCTGTTGTCTTAGAGTCTCCTCGTGCTTGTCCAAAAGTTGTTGTTCAATTTCTTGTACGGACTTTTGTTCAGACTCTCCCAAGTCTCTTACTGTAAAATTTTCCATTTGATTTGATTTATTTAATTTTTACTGAAGTGTTATATTAACACTTACCTTTTTTCATAGACATTGACTTATTTGCCATTGGTTTTTTTGCCATTGGTTTAGTAGACATCGTCATTTTTTTTGTTGCTGTTTTTTTCATTTTGCAAAGTTATTAATTAATTATATACCTGTTTTAGTGTTATCTAGGCTCAAATTCTGCCAAATCAAATCCATCAAGCGAGTCCTCATTTGACTCGAAGTTGACTGGAGGAAGGTTGTTCTTGCGCTGCTCTATCAATTTTGATTGCTGTGTGTTCTGTATGCTTATACGCTTGTCCTTAGCCTTCTCCTTCATGTCATCCTTCTCTTTAATTGTCTGAAGCTCCATACCCTTTAACTGAGACTGCATCTGGAACTCAAGCTCCATCAGCTGCTTCTTCAACTCTGCCTGGCTTCTCATCTTCTCTATATCGAAGGCTGTCTCTGCCTGCTTGATCTGCATCTTGGCCTGAGCCTCTGCCTGTATATTCTGCATTGCAGTCTGTGCCGCCATCTGTTGTGACTGCATCTGCATCTGACCCTGCATCTCCTGCTTGGCCTGCTCGTTCTTTTGTATCGCCTCTTCTTTTTTCTTTCTCTTAAGCTTAAGCAACTGGTTAGCCAACTTAAGGTTCTTCATCTCTCTGATGTCTATAGCATCCTCAAGGTATATAGCGTCACGAGATAGTGCAACCTGAATGTTTTGCTCTAACTGTGCCTTTTCCTGCTCATCTGGTGTAACCTCTATAAAGATACCGAAGTCGTAAAGGTATAGATCCTTAATTTCTTCAAGTATAGCCACGTTGTACTTACCTATCTGCATAGTGAACTGCTCCTTAAAGTCAGAGTACTCAAGTATGTCAGCTATCCTTAGAGATAGAGACTCTGCAAGTGTTCTTGTCAGGTACAATGAGCCATCCAAGATGTGTCTTGTGGCCGTGTTCGAGTTTAATGCTGCAAGCTTCTGTACACCAACCAAAGAGTTTGGATCTGGCATACTTCCGTCCCTAGCCTCGTTAAGTCCAGTCACGTCCCTAATCATTCCAAGGTAGTGGTTGTAGCTTCCTATGAGACTTGCTATCTTACCCTGACCGCTGTTTGAGTTGAGCTCTTGAATCGGCACACGTGCGTTGTTGAACTCACCGTCCTGAGTGTAGCTCCTACCAATAACACTACCAGTCTGGAAGTATAATCTGAGGGCATCCTCTGGATTGTATGCTGCACCTGTACCCAAGTCAACCTCATTAAGTCCATCAGCATCGATAAACACCCCGTCAGGAACAACCTTAGCAAGTACCTGCTGAAGCTTCAAGTGTGTGATCTGAATCATGTCAGCAAATGGTACCATACGTCTAACCAAAGACTCTATGTTACCCTTGTACATTCTTGGTGCAACTGCTGCATAGTTTGGGTACGCGTGCTGAGATGCAGACTTAGGTCTAACCATGTTCTTGGCAAGCTCCCACTTCAACATAATGTTTGTTCCCATCACCATTACACCATCGTACCATACATCTATGGTCTTCTCCATCACCTCGAATCTTCCCTCGTCCATCATCTCCTTTGGAGGATTGAACGTATCGTCCTTCTGAATGACCTTTACGTTTCCGTTGTCTAGAACCTTCTTCTTATAGACCATCCTCTTGGTGGTCTTGTAGTTGAAGTATAGTAGTGTGGCTGTATCTCTATTGAACATCGTGTTCTGATAGAACTGAGCCGTGTTATAGTAGTTGTACCAAGACTGGCTGTACTTAGATATCTCATCCAGTTGCTCGTTTGTGAGTGAAGGATCGATCTTAACAAGCTCAGTCATGTGAACAGTCTTGATCTCTCCCCAGTAGAAGCAGTCCTTGAAGTGTCTATCCTCTGTGTAGCTGTACACCACGTTTGCAGGATCTACGTACTCTATCTTAACTCCAGTACCTGGCAAGAACATATTCTTTACAATACCTATACCAATTGTAGTGATGTCGTAGTCTACACGTCTTCTGGTGTCGTCGTAGTGGTTCTCTGCAAATATTGTATTTATCGCCTCCTCCTCAGCTATCTCGATCGCTGGCTTGTAGTTTAACTGCATATACAATGACAGTTCCTCGTCTGTACCTGGCAACTCCTCAACTGGAGTGTCAAATGCGTCTACACCGAACTGATCCTTGACCTGAAGTAGCACATCCTTTGAGACCATGTCTGCCTGGATGTTGTCCTGGAACTTGAATCTCTTGTCTATAGACATCGCATCCTGTGCGTATGCCTTAACGTTAAAGAGTCTGTCGCTCATACCGTTCACAACGATATCGACAAACTTTGGTATAATTGGGACTGGCGTCCAGTCTAAGTTAAGGTGACTAAGGTCTCCGTCAACAGAGATCTCGTTCTTATATTTTGCTACAGATTGCTCTCCCCTAGCGTAAAGCCTAAGCTTATGAAAGTCTCCCCACTGATCATAGAATCTACAACGCTGTCCATCTTTCTTAAACCACTCATACTGAATGGCTTGCCCAATTTGAAGGCCGTACTCGTACGACTCTTTTTCTTTGTCAGAAGCGAATTGATTAGGGAAACCTTGAGGATTTATAGAAATAGTTACGTCCTTCATTTATTTTATTATTTCGCTATATCTTCCCGAATTATTATATCGAGCAAAGGTAATACTTATTTTCGATTCTTTTTTAACAGGTAAAAAGTTACCCCTCTGTGTAGCCATAATAGCTAATCCTGAGCTAATTGCGGCATCAAACTTTGTCCTGTTGTTTATATCAAACTTAGCCCACTCCTCAAGCGTCTTCGTGAAGTACATCGACCCCATCTCGTCAGAGTCCCTGTACGTACCCTCAAGATCAAGTCCTACGTACTTCTCGATGTACGACTCGATAGAGGCAGCGTGAGACTGCTTGACGTCCTCAGATGAGTTAGGTATACCTCCGAGTTCTTTTTCTGTCTTAGATAGGTTGACAAAGTGCTTGTCTGGCCTGTTCATAGAGAATCCCCTGTAGCCTCTATTCTTGAAGTGGTACAGAAGTCTTGGCTTGTTGTTCTCTACGAGGATCGGCATCCCGTAGAACACGCACGCCATAAGGACCTCCTCGAAGAATATCTCTGCCGTCTGTGGTCTTGCTATGTACTCCAAGAAGAAGTGGTTGCTAGGAGCGTTGTCCATGTTAAACTTAGTAAGTCCGTGAAGTGATCCATTAGATCCTCCACCACCGACAGTACCTGAGATGTCGTATGGATCACAACCAAACGCACCGATGTGGTCGTTCCCTGGGTGCTTCATCCCGTTCTTGTGTATCACGTTGTTTTGTAGTGCCTGGTTCGGTATCCAAGATACCAAGAATCTACCCCTTGGATCTGGAGTCCACACAACCTTCGTGTCCTTTGCCCCGTCCTTCCAGTGGAACGATCCCCTGGTAAGGACTCTATCCTTTATTAGAGAGTCGTTATAGTCGATCTGCTGGTATATCTTTGTCAGGTTGAATATAGATGACTTCGACTCATCTCGAAAGGCGTGAGACTCTGTCCTGGAGAACTGTCTGTAGAACTCGTTGAGAGCATCTGCATCATTCTTTAAAGAGTTCACCTCGTTCTCCCAGTAGTCTATCGCACCGTTGTTGATCATCTGTCCGTCTATTCCAACGACTGGCTTCTCAGGCTTTCTGAACACAGGCATACCGTACCTATCTATGTAGCCCTCGAAGTTCCACTCCATAGGTATATACAGTGCGTACAGACCAGATTTTGTCTGACCGTTCGCGTTACGTGTTGTTATCCTTGAGTCCTCGTATAGCTTCTTGAAGTTCTCTCCACCCTTCGCAAGCGCGTTAGGAGTAGATCCCATCATGCACTTACCGATGATCCTGCTACCGAGTCGCAGACAGGTCTTCGTTACACGCCAGTTGTTAAGAATATTCTCTGGCTTCTCCCACTTTCCAGACTCGTCATGTATGAGTAGCTTTAGTTTCTCCCCATCATAACTATTGTCTGACGTGTTCTTCCAGTCAATAGTGGTGTCAAGTCCCTCGATCTGAGACTCTACCTCCTCGTACATGTTCTTCTTTGTGATCTTTGCCGCAGGAACCCTGAACGCAAGCTCCGTCTTTGGCTTGTCCATACCGTCCTGAATAGGCTTGAAGAAGAACGGGTAGTTACTAATAATTGGCACTACCTTGTCCGTAAACATCTTCTTTGCATCCTGTCCAGTCTTTGATAGTATCCCAAGCCTAGCATCCTTGGCAAGTGTTCCTGTGTTTGCAAGCTCGTTGGATCCCATAAACGAGAACCCTGAACGTCTGATCTTAAGGTACACCATACCGAACGACCTGTTGTCCGCCTTGCAAGCCTCCCAAAATATATGATATATCCTGTTAGCCTCACGGTAGTCTGGAAGACCTACGTCGATCTTTGTCCACTGTAGGTACATGTAGTGAGACCCAGTGATGTACGTCTTAATCCCGTTATTCATGAACCAGAATCCATGCTCCCTGCGATCAAACTCACCCTCTATGTAGTCGACCCACTTGTCCTTGAACTCCTTGGACGTGTTGTGCCAGTGAAATATTGACTTTATGTTGTTGAGCTCCTTCGGATACTCTGCTGGCTCCCAGTACTGTAGTTCCTTCTTATCGCTCCTCCTGTACACGGAGTCTGGTGTAGCTGGTAACCCTATATTTAGACCGTTTATGTTGTACACGTCACCCAACGTCCCATCCTTAGATATAACGACGATGTCGTACTTCTCGTTGTAGCCGTACTCCCAAGACCTTGCCTTGTTCTTACTGACCATGACCGAGTTTGGTACGTGCTCCTTGAGTACGGTGTATAAACTATTTTGATCTTCTCTCTGCAAATCCTTGAATTTTAGGTTCTGACTTTGTTGATGTGTCTCCACTGAGCATGTCCCTCTCCGTCTCTATCCTGTTTATGATCTCAAAGGCGTCGAACACAGCCAGCTTTTTAGTTGCAGCAGCGTTCTTAAGTCTGTCGGCAGCGATGTCGTCACCCTCACCTGTCTTGATGATGTCCTCCCTGGCCACCTTTATGAGCTGCTGAACGGCAAGCTCTGCCGCCTCTATGATCTTAAGCTTTATGTCTCTTGTGTCCATCTTATCGCTATATTTTTTGTAAGCATCCTGTACAGCTTCTCTCCATCTATGGTAAACTCGTACTCGCTCTCTGGCTCGAACGTGATCTCATCTCCAACCCTCAGACCTAAGTCTATTAGCTCCTGGTTGATGTACCGTATTGTTCCGAGTAGCGGCTGCTCTGTAAGTGACGTCGCTAGGTAGTTGTCCCTAATCTTTGATGGCTTTATGAAGCAGTACTTCGAGTGAGCCATCCACTCACCGTCGTGGTTGTATAGAAAGAACTGCTCAAAGTCCACAAAGAACGTGTCGT